AGGTACTTTCCCTAATCACAGATCAATTCCATTTTCTGCTGACCAAGCGTAGAGCCACTCTACAAATTCGCTTGCTTGCTCTTTGGTGAACTTACGAGTCTGAAGCCCTAACTGGACAATCCCTGTGCCATCTAGGTTAGGGACAATCTTTCCCTGTATGTTTTCAGTCTCACGCAAGAATTGGTCTACCAGTAACCTTTTCCAATCCTCAGAAGACCACTTTGCACCTAAGTGCTGTGCTTGTTTGGCAATGTCGCCAATCATGGCGTGATATTTTTCCTCTTGTTCACGAGTCTTGCTTGCCAGCTTGATCTCCATCGTTAGATGTTTTCCAGCATCCAAGGCTTTGGTAATTTTGTCCCAATTTAGACGAATACTGGTTTTCGCCTGTTCTGTGCTTGTCAGGTGAATAATCATTTAACCACCCCTATCATCCGTAATGCCGCTTCTGGGCTATCTATTCTTGCCAAGGTACTTCCTGACCAATTATCGAAAAAGTCGGCTTGTAGCTTGGTTAAACGCTTTTTAGAGTCTGTTTTGATCTCCACGAGAAAAGTGTGGTTCTTGTAGCCAACCAACAGATCAACAGGTAGGCCAATAATCCAAACATAAGCATTTGCTGCTCGTAATGCACTTACTATTGCCTCTTGATTTGCGTCAACACGGGCTGCTCTCCTCATAGTAATGTCCCATCCTTAATTCTGTTCATGTAGGTACGAATCCTGTCTCTAGCACCAGAGCCATAGATTCGTTCTGCTCGCTCAAGCCGACCACGCACAAAGTCTCTATCTTTGTTTGTCTCCCAAGTGCGATAGAGTTCCCTTGCTTCTGCTTGCTCAAGGATTACCCTATCGTTTGGGTTTTCAATCGTCTTTCGAGAGTAAGTCACCAGTTAATTCCAATGCTTTGTTTATCAGGTGTAGAGGGTATGGGATACCTTCACGCACCTTGTCTAGTAGTTTCATTGCTTCATGGTGTGACATTTGTATCAATTCCAGTCCAATGTTTATCTTGCACTTCCATCAATTCAGGAAGTTGTTTTTGCAAAACTTTTGTTTGTTCAGGCGTTAAAGCTATTGTTATTTCATAGTTCTGAAAAACAAGATAACCAGCAACTGACACATAAAATTCAATTGGGTGTTGTTTAAGAAACTTCATATATTTCCTTTCACTTGTTTAGCAAATTGACGAACAAAATCAGGCATAGGTGCAGCATTTTTTGCATCTTCCTTAATCTTTAGCAAAACAAGATTAGGCTCATTTGATGGAGGAACTGTGAGCCTTATGTTGTCAGCAGGGTTTGGCTTGACAACCCAATCTGCTTTAAATGCTTGCCAACCACGAACAATACATTCCTCCAAGGCTTTCTCTAAAGTCCAACCAGCCTTGTTTGCTTCATTGGTTAATGCATCAATGGCTCTTTGAGTTATCGGTGCTTTTTTGGCTTTCCTCAAAGATTTAAATTCTTGCCAAACAGAATCAGAAACACCGTCAGGTGTTGCAACGACAGTTGCTGTATTCTTTATTGGTTTATGGTTAGTGGTTAATGGTTCTTGGTTAGGTGGAGCTTCGTCTACACTTTGTGCACGATTCGTGCGTTTTTCTCTACGCTTTGCTTCTCTTTCATCAGCGATTCGTTTGTTTGTGTCTGCATTTTTATGGTAGTGCAACAGCTCCTCAAGAATCCTATCTTGCACATAGCAGCCCTCTTTATCAAGAACAAAGAACCTGCTTAGAACAAACTTGACAGCTTCAACTTCAGCCTCAGTAGATGCCCAAGTCCATTCAAGTGCTTGTTCAAGTGTTGGGAATACTTCCCTGTCGTAGCACGAATCAATAAGAAGCGTGTACGCTCCGTGTTGAAGCATTGTCAAACGACCTGCTTTCTTGGCATAGTCGCCAAGATTACGCTTGTAATAGTGCATAAATCCGCCTTTTAAACACCCCTAAAAAGAAACTGCGGCAGGAGAGGGGATAACTCTTTTCGGTCGGGAGATCAAGCCCAACCTAGCCGTGTTTCAAAACATTGTATCAAATAAATTGATTGTTGGTAATTTCTTTTTTGACTGGTTTACCAAGCAATCGTTTAGCTTGTGCGTTCATCACAGCATACTCTGATTTGCTAAAGATGCCCTTGGCGTTACGAATATCAAAAGGGTTCAGTAAGCAGCGAGTTTCGTCTTTTGGCTTGTTCTCAATCAAGTGGTCAGCAAGGGTGTACCTAGCCACTCTGTAGCGACCAACCTGAACCTCCTCTGTGGTTAGATCGCCTTTGTAGCGTAGTTTCTTAGCTGTGGACAATACAGAGGATTTAGGCATCCCTATTAAATCACAGACTTCTTGTGAAGTAAGTGGCCCATTCTGGAGGGCTTTAATTATTGCTTCTTGTGTCATTTAAACCATTCTGGTCTGAGTTCTTTGAGTTGGTATAGGCGTAACGCAGGGATTGTCTTCCAATGGTTGACTGCTGCCCTTGTTATGCCAAAGATTCTAGCAAGCTCACTCTGTGAGCCAGCAAGTGTGATTGCTTGTTTTATGTCCATCCCACAAGTATAGCAAAGTCAACAAAATGTTTACCTAAGGGTTTATCCTAATAAAAATATCTTGTTTAGTTGGTTTAGTTTGATATACTTGCGTCAGCCCACAACAAATCGTAAGTGGGTCTTTTTAAGGAAACAAAATGAACTTCGAGAAAATCATGGATTACGTTACAGCAATATCAATTGGTGTTGGCTTGGCAGTTTTACTGGTTGCATGGTGGTCAACATGAACACACGATTCTTAACCCACGTTCGTAAGATATTTGCCACCTACGATGCCCCTCCAGAGGTTATTAGAGGCTACCAAAAGCAATGGGTGAAGTCAGTACGCCAGTTAGGTGATAAATGGCTTGTAGCTAAACAAGTTCAAAGAATCCAATGACAAGACAAGACGCAATCAAGGATTTAACAGGGCCGCTTTACTGCTGCTACTGTACTGAACAAAAGACCTACGGCTCATGCTGTGGAGAAAACCACTTTGTACCTTTCGAGGATTTATACGAAGACGACAAAGAAGCAATGATTGAAGAATATTTAACTCAAGGAAATTCAAATGGTACATAAGAAGTTAATGCAAGCACGAATCATGTTGCAAAACGCACCTCTCAAGAAGTCAGGCCACAATAAGTTCGCTGGCTACTCATACTTTGAACTCGGTGACTTTATCCCCACGATCAATTCAATCTTTAATGAAGTTGGTCTTTGTGGCGTAGTCTCTTACGATTCAGAGATTGCAAGCCTAACGATCACAGACACAGACGATGGCACAAACATCATCATTACCTCACCAATGGCTGATGCTAACCTCAAGGGCTGCCATCCTATCCAGAATCTTGGCGCAGTAGAAACCTACACCAGACGCTATCTCTGGGTGACAGCAATGGAGATCGTTGAGCATGATGCTCTGGACTCCTCTGCACCGATCAAAGAAGTAATCATCACACCTACTCAGGGTGCAATGGATAACATCCCAGAGGATGAACAGATTTATCTCAAAGAGTTAGCAATGGACTTAATTGCTCTTTGTGAGAAAGAAGAACCTAAGACAGCTTGGGTGAAGTTGGAAGCAGAGAACCTAGACGATCAGCAAAAGATTGCTCTGTGGACTTTGCTTCCTAGTAAAGTAAGAAGTGCATTAAAGAAAGCGAAAGAGTAATGGAATACGATAACAACAACCGAGGCTCGTTGTTTAAGAACGACCGAAAAGACGATGCTAAATTTCCTGATTACAAAGGTAGCATTAACGTAGATGGGACTGACTACTGGCTATCAGCTTGGATTAAAGTCAGCAAGGATGGAAACAAGTTTATGTCTCTGTCTGTCAAGAACAAGAACGCAGATGCTTCTTTGCAGCCTAAGAAAAAGGTTAAAGAAGAATTTGACGATTCAATGCCGTTTTAAGTTAATAGGGGGCTTAGTCCCCCATCTCAAGGAGAAAATAATGGATTACAAAGAAGCGTTTAAAAGAATTTTTGTTATGCCTGACTTTCCAATGGTCAGAGCAACAGACCCACTAACTTCTTTTGAAGCAGCAGAGGCTATTAAACCAGTAGTCGCTCAACATCACCAGATCATCTTAGACTGCCTAAAAACTCATGGTGATCTAGGTAAAGATGGGATAGCTTTGTTGTCTGGATTAGATGGTAATCAAGTCGCTAGACGATTAAACGAGATGAGAGTTCTAGGGCTTATTCATCTCACAGGTAAAACAGTTAAATCAAACTCAAGTAGAAACGAAAGAGAGTGGTCATGTCATACGCAAACATAGAAATTAAGATCATCCAATGGTCTGAAGCCAGAAAGATTATTCCTAACAGTACACCAGAGACTCAGCTTCTTAAAGCTATGTCAGAGATGGGTGAGTTAGCTGATGCAACGATTAAGAATGATCGTGAAGCTATCGAGGATGCTGTAGGCGATGTAATGGTCTGTCTGGTCAACTACTGCGCTCTACAAGACCTAAATCTGGTAGACTGCATGGAAGTTGCATACGATCAGATTAAGAATCGGAAAGGCACACTATTGCCTAATGGATTGTTTGTTCGTGAACCTACTTAGCCAGTAAGTAAAGACCCACATTCGAGAAAGCGTAACCTGCATACACAATAGCCATGTGTGGGTTATCTTTCCATAGCTGCTCACCAGCAATGTAGGCGTATATTGCCCCTGTGAGGATGATTAGCCAAGCACTCAAAATGCACCTACATCAATCACTTCACCACGAAACTCAACCAAGTCCTCATCAAACTTGTGTACGAGTTCAGGCCACAATAACTTCCCATTAAAGAAGTTCAGTACTGCAAAGCCTGATCTGTGGTTGCTAGGGTTTAGTTCAGCATAAGTAAACTGTGGGCCATCAGTCTCAGCAAGTGTCCCTGTATCTACCCCAAACCTGTTCCCGTTATAGTCAGTAAATGGGGTCACTTTTAAACTATGAAGATGCCCTGTAACCACTGAAATACCCGCTTGGACTGTATTATTGTGAGTCGCATGGACTCCACCCTTATATCGGTGCTTGATGATTACTTGTGGGGTAGGCCATACCGCCCAACAGAAATCCCACTCGGTGATATGGTCTGTCAGCTTAAAGCCCTGTACATCCTTAAATTGTGGTGCGTGTTGAGCCAATCTGTTGGCAAACCTTACATCGTGATTGCCAAATGTAAACACTAGCTTTACATTGTGCCTTGCTGCTTTTGCTACCTCCTCAATCTCACCAAGCATAGCCTGACAAGCCTTTAACTCTTGAATAACAGAAGTCTGTGGTTGATCTGTTACATCGTGCCTCGATATAGACGCTCCATCGAACGCATCACCATTACATATCACGGCCTTTGGGGAAAACTCTTGGATAGCCCATAGAAGCCCTTTAAACGCTGTTGTACGCTGTGCAGGAATGAAGTGGGCATCCGAGAACACAATAACAGTCCCATCTAGTATGCCAAGCTCTATTTGTTTTAAAGGAGAAAAGGATTTAGCTCTTTTCTGATCGTAAATAACACCTCTTGAGTCTATAGCTTTCAAAACACCCACACGATTTTCCATGCGTCTTCTGCGGTAATTTACAGCCCGTTCGGTCAAACATAAGAGTTTTGCTATTTTGGCGACAGATTGATACTTGTCCCAAAGGGCTAGAAATTCCTCATCTGAACAAGTTGTTAGCCCATTACTTGATACCATGAGAATCCTTTAAGAGATTTTCAAGCAAGTTAATTACCCTATGCTCTTGCATTTCAATATCCTCGTCTGAAGACTTAGGGTCTGTCGCAACCATCATTAGATCGTGCAAGAAAATATGCAAGCACTCATGCAAAGCAGTCTTGTCTAGCGATTCATCAGTTATTTTTTCTGCACCAAAGTCACCTAGTCGGTAAACGGCAAGCCTAGCATTTTCGTTAAACTCAACAGAAGCCATTGCTTGCTTGGCAGGTTTTATCCCTTTCTCTATCCTCCAATCACCAAGATTCAGCACCTCTTGCCATTTTTTAATACTTTGGGCAAAAAGTTCAGCGTCTTGTTGATTGGGTATATTAGCCATAGGTGTCAGATTAAATCTTATATCTATGTCAGTTTAATTAAGGAACAATGCTTTTTCCGCTTTTCTGCGCTTAACCAAACCTGCGACTTCTTTGACACCAGCCTTAGTCCAAGACATAAATGCCTCTGCCGCCCCATCCCAATCACCCCTATTAACCTTCATGCGAATGGTAGACCTTTGGTAATTACCTAACCCTGCGTTATAAGCGAAAGAGACAACAGCATCGAATTTCCCTTGATGACCAACCAGATTAGGGCTAAGTCGAAGAACACCACGTTCAAAACTGCTGATGTCAACTTTGAATAATTCAACCAATTCCTCTTTTGACCAGACACGATTGTCTTCCCCTTTAAGTTGATAGTCAGAACGAATTAAACCTGTGTAACCCTCTTTACGCACGTTTGGGAGATTTAGTTGATCTCCATACATAGCGTGACCCCAACCGACTGTCCAAATAGCCGCAGAACAGCGATAAGGCTTGTTCCTGTAGCCTTCAAAGAAGTGCATCAGGTGTTCACCTTCTTTGCTGATTTTCATTTCTTGTTCCAGCCTCTTGAGCCAAACCAGAAACCAATAATTCCACCCAACATAGCCATCTCATCGGTAGAGAAAATAATGTCAGATACACGAATCAAATCATCCATGCTCATCACCAAACTAGGTCGAGAGTAGATGTAGTAGGCTATCCAAGCATTGATAGCGACTAACTCAAAGACAAAGATATAGGTAACTGTGGGTCTTACAGTACCAACATAATTAGCCACCCATTGAGAAGCCTTCTCTAAGACCTTCTCATCGTGCTTTAAAGCAGCTTCTGTCATCTGTGCTTCAGACTGCATGGAAACCTGATCTGTGCGAATTTCCTCTACCTTGGCTTGAGCCGCAAAGCCAGCCGCAGCTAACTGTAGTTCTTTCTCAGTCTGCACTCTAGCCAAAGCTAACTCATGCTTTTGGTCAGCCTTGTTCTGAAAGTATTCTAGGAGTTTTGGTAAGCCTGAAATTAGCAAACCACCAAGAGTAGAAAAAAGTGAAAGCATATTAGTCCTTATACAAAAATCTGAAATCGTCTTCTATCTTCAAACATACCAAGCTCAATCGTATGTTGTCTAGCTTTTTTATCGTAGAGTTCAACTTCCAACTCACGAGTCTTAAACTCAATCTTGTTTGCTTCTGTGGCTTCTCTATATTCAGCTTGGACACGCTCCACAGCCTTCTCAAAAGCTATTTGCTTCACATCGTATTGAGTAGGGTAAACAAGTGGATACCACCTATTTAAAGTAATCATTTTTCCCTTTCTCTTGCTCTAGCAAAATAGTAAAGAACCTTTGCCCTCATCTCGGCACTATCAGCAACTCCAGCCCACAATGCTAAGTTATTCCACAAAACAAGTAGTTTTTCAGAACTACAAGAGTCGCCATTCGTAGTTATCCAACGAGATAATTCCATGTGTCGCATAGTTGGCTCGCTTATCCAACTCAAAGCATAGAAGTCTGACAACAAGCATTGCTTGGGTTGTGCTGATACTAATAACCAAATGGAAAAAAGTACCAACACTATCCATTTCATTTACTCATCTCAGTTGTGGCTAGATTGATTCGTGTCTTGATTTCTGTAGGGTCTTCAGGAACATCCTTAAAGCCTACTGAAATATAACCCTCAAACTCACCCATCTGTGGAGGAATACCACCACGGCAAACATACTTCACACCTTGCTTTTCTTCCCAATCTGAGTTCTTGCCTGTCACCACTAACTTGTCGCAGGACACCTCACCACTTAGCATGGCTATGATGGCTTGATTACGCTGTGGGTCTTTGTTGAACAATGAGGAATTAACTCCATCCATTGTCTTGTCGTGACCTTTAGAGTTCAAAGCAAAGATGTTTGTTCGAGAGTTAACCGATAGATTAGCTTTGTGAACAGTAATAGTCTCAGCCTCTAAGTCTCTTTGAACAGCTAAAGCCACTTGCATCAATGATGGAGTGTCTTTTAGTTCTGTTTGATGGCTAGAGTTAGTGATGGCTTGCAATAAGACTTGTCGTGAGTCCCAAGCAAAATACCCTGCAAAGAACAAGAAAGACAACAAGATAACTGTAAACAGCTTGAATGGGTTATCCACCCACTTGATGAGTTCAATTACCTTGTCAGCATTAGATTCATTCTTTTTAGGAACAACCTTTGGAGTAGAACGCTTAACAGGGGCTACCTTTGCAGGTGTTTTAACTGTTTTCTTCGCTGTTACCATGCTGTTCTCGTGCTAGTTTAAGATGCTGATGCTTGAACCAGATATTAGCAACCAGACCAACAAAGCCAATAATCACACCACAGAGAGCACCAAATTCATTGGCTGATAAACCAAAGAATACGGCACTACCAGCACCACCATAGGTAGCTACTGAGGCTGCTTTAGTCGCTACTGCTGATGCAACTTCTGTCGTGTGATCGCTCATGTCATTCTCTTATGCAGAAGCAGCTTGCAGGGGTGCAAGGTTTTCTGTTGTCCAGAAGTCTTTAGCCAACATAATCTTGAGGTGCTCTTTGTTACGAGCCAAGCAGTCTGCCCAGTCTTCAGCAGTCATGCCTTCTGGCTGTCCTGCATTGATTAGATTTACTGAGTCCATTGCGGCACTGTAATGCTGTGCAATTTGTTCTGGGGTTTGTGTTTCAATAGTCATGATTTTCCTTTAAAGATTAGCGGCATCCAAACGTGCCTTGAGTGAGAGAATTAACGCATCTTGAACCTGTAATTTCTTGAGCAACACAACAGTCAAACGCTCATATTGGAAACCTTCAATTTCGCCAGCTACTCCACGAGTAACAAGTTCCTCAAAGCCAGCATCAGCCGCTTCGTCAGCAATCAAGCCTAAGTGGTCTTTGGTTTGGTCATCGCCTTCGCATTTAGACTTATAACGGACAGGGCGCAACAAACCAATGTCCATTTCCTCAAGGTCACGGATGTCTTGCTTGTATTTCAGCGCAGAAGTAGAGCGATATAAGAAACCATCAGAACCAACGCCTACGTTCGCGGAAGACGCTGAGGTGTTACTGTAAACACCAGCCACGTTGAATGCCCCGCTACTGTTGAAATAACCCCTTGGATTCCCATCCCCATCAGACAGTACGATGTGGTTGCTTGCTGTGCGAATGTCTAGGCCACCTTGGTTGCCGTCATAACGACCAACAATAGTATTTTTTGCTCCAGTTGTAATAGCGCCACCAGCACCAACACCAATGGCGGTGTTAGATGAAGCTGTTGTTTGTGCTCCAAGAGCATTAACACCAACGGCTGTATTATTTGAGCCAGTAGTGTTTGCGTCTAAAGATTGATGCCCTATAGCAGTATTGTTATCACCTGTTGTGTTTGCATACAAAGCAACATTACCAAAAGCGGCACTTTGTGTGCCTGTTGTATTGCCATAACCAGCCTGATAACCTACAGCAGTATTGTTAGATGCTGTGGTGTTTGACAATAAAGCCTGTGAGCCAATAGCTGTATTATTTGAACCAGTTGTATTTGAAAACAAAGCGGCATGACCAGATGCAGAGTTTTCTCCACCCGTTGTATTGGCTATCAACGACTTGTAGCCGATTGATGTGTTTCTAATACCTGTTGTATTTGCGTATAAAGACTGATACCCAAATGCAGATACGGGACTACCAGTTGTATTGCTGTAGCCAGATTGGTAACCTACAGCAGTGTTTTCAGATGCTGTGGTGTTGGATAAAAGTGCTTGTTGTCCAATTGCGGTATTGTTACTTCCAGTAGTGTTAGCATACAACGCACCGCCAGTAGAACCATAAAGCGCACCACCTAAAGCAACGTTTTGAGTTCCGCTGGTGTTTGAAGCAAGTGCGGCAAAACCTACAGCCGTGTTGTTAGATGCAGTGTTTGCACCAAGGGCAAGGTCACCAATAGCAACAATCGCATTGCCAGTAGTACTTGTTTGACCTGCTTGGCGGCCAACAAATACGTTTTGTGCGCCAGTTGTGTTTGCGTATCCAGCTTGATAACCTACAGCAGTGTTATTAGATGCTGTGGTGTTGGAGTAAAGAGATTCTCGTCCAATACCTACATTGTTTGAACCCGTGGTATTCAGTCTTAACGCCCACACACCAAATGCAGAATTTTCTGCGCCAGTAGTGCTGTTAAGCAATGCTTGATAGCCAAATGCTGTGGGATTTCCTGCGGTGCTTGAATATGCCGCTTGATAGCCCATCGCAGTGCCAGATGAGCCTGTTTGATTGGAGTAAAAGGCTTGATAACCTACACCTGTGTTGTTAGTGCCTGTGGTGTTGGCTTGTAGTGCTTGAGAGCCAATCGCTGTATTAGATGCGCCAGAAGTTGAAGCCGTTAAAGCTCCATGACCAACAGCAGTATTATCAGAAACTGTAATTGGAGAAGCACCGTTATTAAAACCAAGAGTAGATACGCCCACGCTTGTATTTCTATTTCCAGTTGTGACGTATTGTCCAGAATTTGCACCAACAAAAGTATTTTGACCACTTGTGTTTGAGATTCCAGCTTGGTAGCCAAGAGCAGTTGTAAAGCCGCCAGTGTTAGCCCCCGCCAAAGCACTAGCACCCACCGCAGTATTGGTAGACACAGCACCTGCACCACGGCCTACTGTTAGACCTTGGATAGAACCTGCACCAGTTACGCTCAAAGTGCTAGATGCGCTTAGAGTAGTAAAAGCACCAGCCGCAGCAGTAGTAGTCCCTACAGGCCCGTTAAACGAGTCACCAACAGCACCTGTCTGAAAGTCTTTCAGTTGAGCCATTAACTCACGGATAGCATCGTTGATACCAGAGGGCGCACAACCCTCCGCAATGTTGATCGAGTCAATGTCTGTGTTATTAGCAGGGGTGCTAGAAAATTCTGAGATTTTTGTCTTTGGCATAGTTTATTCCTTGGGTTGATTTGCTTGATAAAGCAGATTGAACATTGTTGGATAGTCTAATTCAGGGAGTCTGTTTTGCACATCAAGCAGACCTCTACCTACTCGACCTGCGCCATAGGCAGCTTCTCCCATCAAACGAGGAGATGATGTAACCAATGAAGCTCCTGCAAGTGGCAATCCACCAACACCTTGCGCTAAAAATGCAGTAGGAATTGATGTTGCTCGTTGCAATCCTCTTGGTGTCCATTCAGAAAGGGCCTGACCTGCCAATGCTGGCATCATTTGGCGACCACCAACTTGCTCAAGTTCTTTAGCAAGATTTACACGCTGACCATAATTGGTGTTTACATTGTTACGCATCAAAGACTGCAACTTACGCATTGCTGTATCTGCTGTTGCCTTGTTTCCAAGTGACAAAGCTTTTTCAATCTCACGAATCGTATCTGTTGCATCAGAATACGCTTTCATTGTTTTTGAATAAGTTGGTGCTTGTTTAACAATCTCTGATTTAATTCCGTTATAAACTTGATTAACTAAAGTTAAAGCAGTCTTTTGCTCATAAGGAATTTTCTCAAGAATGCCACCAATTTGTTGCTTTAAAGCATCTAAACCTTCTGGGGTATGAAACTCAGCAGGGTCTAGATTTTTCCAGTTGTTAATTTTTGCTTGTGCTTCTGTTAATTTTTCAAAAGCAAAATCATCTTTAATTTGACCTTTGAATGAAATATCATCTATTGCTTGTTTAACTGCGTTATCTACGCCATTAAAAGAAAGAACAGTTTTGTCTCCTTTAATGTTTTTTAGACCTTCGTTATAAACACGCCTTCTTTCTGTCGCCATTTTTGCAAGGTTTTGCTTGGCAGCATCAAGAACTTCTAATTGTGGGACTTCGCCACGCAGATTTGCTTTAAACAAGTCAGAAGTTTCGCCACCAGCTTTACCTGCTTGATAAGCCTGACCAATTGCCTCAGAGCCTACGCCAGTTTGTAATCCAAGACCAGCTTTAGTAGCACCACCTAAAACATCAAGTGTTTTTCCAGTAGTACGAGCCGCTAACATCAATGGGTCAACAGCACGAGCCGCAGTAGATAATGCAGGAGCAGCCCTTGTAGGCAAAGTAGCACCAGCAGTCAAAACAGTAGAAAGGTCTGCCATTACACCAGCAGGATCTTTTGCAATTGCCTGTTTAGCACCTTCTACGCTACCATAACGCTGAACGTAGTATTGACCTACTTTGTTTGCAATCTCACGGCTAGGCTTGTCCTCACCAATCATTTGCACTAATTTTTCTGGAAGTACATTTTGTAGTACACCAGCACCAAGGTCTAAAACTGTTTTGGCAGTTTGAACAGGGCTTGTAACGGCTTGATATATGTCACCAAGCATTGAACCCACAGAACTAGGAAAGTTCTTTACAGCACTAACAGCCACATCAGCAGTAGATAGTTGTGGTTGTCCAGATGGAGCCTGACTTGCAACAGGTTTTTGACTAGCACGAATTCTCTCAACCATTGCCTTTAATTCTGGTGCGTCTGGCGCAACATCATCAGGAATGTCTGGAATCGTAATTCCGTCTTTTGTAGTAATGGAATATGGCATATTAGTAGTTCACATTAACATTTCTATTCGTATCACCAAATAAAGGTGCTACACCCTGAGACTTCCTACGCTGGTCAATAAGTTTGACTGTGTTTTCCTGTGCGGTAGCAATTGAATCATTAAACTTTCTTAATGCTTCTAATGTTGCTTTAGTATCGTTTTTACCAGATGCCGCAATCAATGCGTCAGCAAAACGCAATACATCCTTATCAGTCTGTACACCTTTTTCAGCACTAACTTTTAAGTTAACTGCATTTTTAACAGCAGATTGCAAATCAGCATATGCACGAGATGCTTCTGTTGAGTCACCTGTTAAGTTAGCAGCTTGATAGCGCAAGTTCTGAACAGGGCCAAGTTCTAGCATTGGTTTCTTAGTAATAGGGTCTGGAGTCAATGCTTTAAGTGGAGAGAATAACTCTTTCTGTGTTGCTTTATAGCTATTGATAGCTTGGATATCCTCATCTTCAGACTTCTGGAGACTTGCTGGCAAAGGCTTGTTCTTAGCTGCTTCAATTTTTTGTTCAGCAATCATACGATTAAGTTGCTGATTACCCAAAGCAATTTGATTAGCAAGTGTTCTTGCTTGAGCAGATTGCTCTAATCCTTGCTTCTTAAATTCATTCATTTGCTCTTGTTGGGCTTTTAGATTGGCTTGTGCCGCATCTCTGTCTTGCACTCTTTGAGCCATAGCAGTAAGTTCAGAGAATCGCTTGTCAGCGACATCAGGGTCTAAACGACCAGACGACCAACTCTTAGCATATTGTTGGGCAAGTGTCTGAACATTCTTTGGAATAGTCTCATCTTGAGTAAATACCAAGAAAGGATTGTCTTCTGGTCTTTGTTCAGCACCAATACCTGCCTTACGCAGTTTAGGCATTAGATCAGCCATCTGTCCCAAAGCAGCTTGACCTTGTTGAGAGCCAATCAATTGATTAACAACATCTTGAGTCAATCCCATGCCTTTAGGCTGTGGCATATTAGGGCCAGCAACCTCTTGACCCATCATATTAGTCAATGGAGTCTCTGGGAATACTTCAGGGCCAACAGCCCGTCTAAGAACTTGCTGAACTCGCTGTTGTTCAGCCAATTGTTGTTGTTCTTGCTGACGCTTACGCAACATCTCTTGAATCTGTGCGTTTTGTAGTTGTTGTTGCAGACTACCTTGCATAGCTGTTCTGTATGCTTGCTGACCTTGTTGAAGTCCTTCAAGCACAGATGATGCTCCCCTACCACCTTGGAATAGGCGACCTGCTAATGCGTAGAGTGCTTGGGCTTGTGCGCTGTCACGATTCCTTTGCACTTCTTCTGGAGACATTCCCAAAAGACCCATCGTTTCCTGACCGCTAGTGCCGAAAATATCTAATAGTCCTGCCATGATTTATTCCTTATGGGCTTGTTAAAGCGTTCCAACCCTTGCTCAACCAACCAGTATCTTTCTCAAGACCACCCAACAAAGAAGCAGTACCTAAGAAGTTTTGCAATCTAGATGGTTGTGGAGCAATAACTCCTTGTTGCTGAGGTCTACCCAAAGGGTTACCATAAACACCAGACAAGAAGTTAGCCAAGTTTTGCTGTGGCTGTTGCTGTTGGAAATTGAACTTAGCAATATCAGCTTGTTGCTGTGCGCCTGTGTAGCCTTCACGCATCTGACCTGCTTTGAGCATATTCTGAATGTCAGCGTAGTCAGCTTGAGCCATTTGAGGTGCAGCCATCGTAGCCGCTTGTTGGCGACCACGCTCTGCTTCGTAGTTCTGGTAAGCCAAGCCACCAGCAGTATCAGCCAAAGTCTTAGCAAACTGACCACTAGCACCTTGTTGCATGGTAGACATAGCACCAGAGCCATAACGACCAGCCTTAGAAGCCGCAGAACCAATGCTACCTAGCGATTCTTTAAACTTAGACTCAGCCGCTTGTGCAGCAGGGTTAAACGCACCTTGAAAGAAAGGGTTTCCACTTAGGTAGTTACCCTGAATAGTTCCTTGCAGTTGGCTCTGAGCAGCACCAGTTAAGGGGCTACCCCGAGATGCACGTTGCTCTAAAGCCTGTAATCCAGTTTGCGTTTGCTGTGATGGGCTTACATAAGTCTGACCACCATAGTACTGAGGCCCACCACCTTGATATAGCTTTTGTGCTTCTTGCAAACCATAAGACAGGTAAGGCTGAATTGTTGGGTCAATGTTTGATGTAGTTGGTGCTGTTGCCATAGTAGGACTCGCAGTCTTAGTAGGTGTAGTAGGTGCTACAGGTGCTGGCGTAGCAGGTTGAACAGGCGCAGGGCTAGTAGGTATAGGCCCAGCCATAGGCGCAGCTTGGGGTGCAGGTGCAGCTTGAGGCGCAAGAGGAGCAGCCACAGGTACAGGTGGAGGCGCAGGAGCAGCCACAGGCGCAGGAGGAGGTGGAGGCGCAGGTTCAGGTGTCACCACAGGAGGTGGTGGTGGTGTTGACTCAATAAGTGGAAGATTAAAATTATCTTCAATAATGTAATTAGGAGCCATCATTCCATCACCACCAAGCCCATTAATTTGAGTAGGAGGTGGTGGTGTTGGCTCTATAGGTGGAAGATTAAAATTATCTTCAATAATGTAATTAGGAGCTATTGGCGCAGGAGGCGTAAACACAGGCTCTTGTGGTGGCGTGTATGCAGGAGGAGGAGGTGCATAGACAGGAGGTGCTACAGGCGCATTTCCCCCAAGAAAGCTAGGCATCAATGGTGCTTCAAAGCCACCATCAGCAACACCAGCATCCATTAGTGGATTCTGTCTGTAGCTTCGCTCACCACCAAGAAAGCCTGAACCACCATCTTGTTGGCGGTTTGGCATAAATCTATCCCTCAAAAAACCACTATTGTCTTCGTAGTTTTGATATATCGGGGTATCTTCATTAAAAAAAGGTGACATCATTTCCTCCAAAGAGTTTTGGACTGCGAGATGCGTCATCCTTGGGCATAATTATACTTAAATTATCCAATAACAACATACTTGTATTTCTTATCCGCAGTTGAGTTTGCAAAATGGGTGATCGTAGCTGTTCCCTGTCCTTGGCTACTAGCGTAAACACCATTAAAAGTAGCACTTCCAGAGCCACCTACTAAATTCATAGTAGCTATAACTGATGGAACAGCAGGTCTTGTTGGGCTTGTGCTTGTCCCAAAATGCTCAATACTTACACCAGTATTTTCAGTTCTCCACACAATTTCAACGTAATCATTAGCAACCATGTCAACAAAGAAATTCAATGCAGCAATCATATGGCTAGGGTCGCCAGAACTTTTCCTTGCAGGAGGATGAAATCTACTGTTTGAATTTGCGATATTTGTTCCATTCTTGCGAAACCAAACATCAACGTCATGTCCATCGTTTGTGGTGTTTTTAAACTGAATGGAAAACTGTAAATTGTAGAGTCCTGCGTTTTTTACGTTTAATCTTGAATTATTTGATAACGTAACTCCATTAGAGAAATCAGTTGTATTAAAGGTAATAGGGTAAGCAACAGTCGTACTAGCAGCAGTCTGGTCTGTAGAGTCCTGAAAAGCCCCATAAGGAATAGAATCAGCAAAGGCAGCAGCCGAGTCAGGGACAAACAAAATAACGCTATCCCCACCAATCCTTCTGTCGTTCAGAGTGGTAGTCGTAGCACCACCAGTAGCCAAGGTTAGCGTTCCAGTATTGTTGGTCTTGCCATCCATGATCTGACGAACAATCTCAGCAGTCTGTCGCTGATCTCCACCAAAAGGAGGAAGTGTTCTAAACATTATCTAACTCCCTGACCTTGGAAATCTACATCCAAGGCAACAGCAGTCTTCCATTGACCTGTAGGTGTGATCTGAAACTGATGGAAGTTTCCATTCGATCTCAGAGATACCCTGTTATCAGAATCAGCCGCTAGAGACGTACCAAACACAGGTGCTTCACTCAATAGTGTTCTAGAAGCTACCGCCACATTAGCTGAACCACCATCAATCAAGGGTCTAGCTAGGGTTACTACTGATCTACCACCCGCATTTAGATCACCAGTTACGATGTTCCCTGTAGCGTTAGCACCATTGTAGGTAACGACATATCTGCCACTTGTGCCTCCTAAGAAGTACTTTCCACCCATGTAAAGGATAGAGTCCAAGCTAACAGTCAAAGCATCAATGCTTGCTGAGATCGAATCTAGGTTTTCTAGAGTAGTTGCAGCAGTAGAAGCGTCAGAGATGTAGTCAGCACCAGCATCTCCATAAGTCCACTTTTTAGTGTTGAAGTTGTAAATTAACAACTGTCTGTTACCAAAAGTAGTTCTAAAGTTCCAGATAATCAGCTTGCGAACAGGGTCTACAGCAGCAGACATTAGGTTGAATTGGCTCTCATCAGCGTTAGCAAAGAACCAACGATCTACCTTTTCTGTGCCAATTCCCATAACACTCTGACCATCGCACGAGTAAAAACCATCGTCTGACAGAAAGAAAGTTATACCTTGAACTTGAGCAATCGAGCCAGAAGCGATACATCCCTTACCACGAGAGATATTGTCAAACTGGAAAATAAATGGAGTACCGATGTAACTCATGCGAGTTATTCCCTTTTCCAAGAGAATGATTCCCACCTCGCCACCACGAATTCCCATGATCTGACCACCATCAGGAATGTCTTGGTAATCAGATTGAGTTACCTGATCTGCATCCCATTCAGTCTCATCATTGATGCCAGACCATTGAACTCTAGATGGATAAAGAACAGATGAAGCGTTAATAAACGCAGTCACCACAAAATCACGAACTACAGTTATATAGCGACAGATTGGAGCATTAGCCGCTAGGTCTGCAAACGCAGTAGAAGTACCTAGGGTAAACACTTGCATCGGGTCACTAAAGTTAGTCCCAATGATGGCGTTACCAAACTGAGTAAATCTAAATCTGTCAGCATAAGCGTTAGGAGTGTATCCACCAGTTTTAGAAACATTGGTTACTGCACCAACACCACTTATGCTAAAAATCTTTGTTGTTCCAGCAGCAAATAACTTAGTGTCGTTTGTAGGGGTTTTCCCTGCTACCAATGTAGTAAGGTCTTCAGAGGCTTGTTGAGAAAATGTAGCCGCAGTTGGAAGTGGGCCATAACCCACAGCCTGAGAGACTACGTTCTTTGCGTCAACCAAAGCACCAGTAATGCTAGGTTGGTCAGGCATCCATTCACCAAAGTTTAGTTTTGTCGTTGCCATGTGTTACTTCCTTGAGCCTGAATTGTCCATGTGTTGTCATTAGCAGACACAGGTGTCCATGTGTTTGTGTCACTCGATACTGTCGTCCAAGTATTTGAATCTGTAGAAACAGGTGTCCAAGTGTTATCGTCTTCTGGTACTGGTGTCCAGTTCTCACCAAGGATTACACCCTTTGCTGTGATCGTAGCCGTACCAGTAACACTACCAACTCCTGCGTAAATTGCGGAAGCTGAAGCCGTAAAATCTGTATTACAAGTGATACTTGCATTGGCATCAGCAACAATTCCACCATTGGCAGTAAATGTTGCGCTACCAGTAATAACAGCTACGGCATCACGCACCCTAATTGCATCAGCAGTAAAAGTCGCATTACCAGTTATAGAAGCTACACCATTGGCAACAATTCCACCCAAAGCAGTTACATCGGCAGTACCAGTAATTGAAGCGTCAGCAAACTGAACACGAGTTCCAATTGCAGTTACATCAGCGTTACCTGTGATACTTCCAGAGGCAAACTGAACCCTGATCGCATCCGCAGTTACTGTTGCACTAGCATCTATCGCACCAGAAGCAAACTGAACCCTAGTCGCATCACAAGAGACACTAGCTGAACCTGTAATGCTTGCACTAGCAAACTGAACCCTAGTTCCACTAGCCGTTACATCTGCCGTTCCATCTACTGCTGCTACACCATTCTGAACCCTTACAGCATCAGCCGTAACAGTCGCAGAAGCACTCACAGACCCATAGGCATCCCATAGGGTAACTGAGGTAGTGTAGAGTGAACTATCGAGTGTGAGTGTTAAGTCATCAATGCTAGACTTTAAATTGTCTAGCGAGTCAATTGTCCACGGAGGCAGTAAATCAGCCATCTCACGCTAAAGTAACGCTCAATGAACCAGAGGCAATGCGAAACACATCACCAGTTGCAATAGTCTTAGATGCGTCAAGTGCGGTGTGATACAGCAAGTTACCTGTAGTCAAAGCATCACGAATACCGATGTGTGTAATCGTACCCCATGCACCACCAGCTTGAGGAAACTCAACAGCCGCAGAATTAGTAGTAGCACCATTGCTAGGCGCACCAAACGTCACAGACTGACGAGCATAGCTAGTGCCAGAACACTCAGTTCCAGTATCAGCATCTGTTGGGTCAGAAGTGTACAAAGCCACATACACAGTCGTTGGTGCTGTGTAGCTAGTTGCTCTCAGAGTTACGTTGATAAGAGCATTTTCCAAGTAGTTAGACATTTCAGCCATAGTTTCACCTTGCAGTAAGTTTCATTGCTAATGGGACACCAGAGTACTGAGTATTCTCATCAGACCTAGTGAGAGAGGAAATCGCACGATCATACATAGTTCCCCATGTATTAACACGACCATCGTTCATAAGATACGGCTCTGCCTCAAGCAAAGCAGCATAAAGTAGTGCGTCAGGTGCAACATTCAAAAACACATTAGATGCGTTTGAACTAGACATATACGGAGGAGCAGAATAGTACAAGAGTCTCAATGTGTAGACTCCATCAGGAGATGGAGACAACAGAAACTCGTTAGCCAAGATCGTGTAAGACTTAGGAACACCAACTTCTGATGCTCTTGGGTCATTAGACAAAGTAGATGGGCTTGAGTAACTCAATGGCTGAATTGGGTTTGTCAAAACGACAAAATCACGAATCTCTAAAAAATCGCTAGGAACTTCAACAGTTGAGTCACCTGATACTGTAGCTGTTGTTACAGACTTTAGCATCTGACGAACACGCAGTTCTCTACGCAGACGATTCTCAGCAAATGTAATGAAGTCTGGAATCTGGTTTGTCAGATCAGACCTAGCTAAGTAACCTGCGATTGAGGTTTTTAAATCAGAGTAAGTTGCGAAACTCATACTACTCCTGTCCTAGTGCGCCATGCACGATTCATTGGGTCATTTAACCAAGCAGCAAAACGCTTGTCATCAAGGACAGCAAAGCCACGCATGATTCCAGCTTTATTCAGATCATCAATCACAGTCATTGGGATGGATGCGACCTTATTGCCAAACAAATTATCAGACCATCTTGCACGTTCATCAAAGGAATTAAATTCCTTTTTATTCTGCTCAACAATATCTGAAACATCTTGGCGAGTCTGAATAACGATGCCACCTTCGCCATCGGCATGAACAGCAGTTTGTCTAAAATTGTTAGGATTTTGCATAGCCTAATTCTATCAGTTTGAGTAGAAAAGAAAATGCCCCAGATGTTTAAGTCTGAGGCATTTTTCGGAGTTACCTTAAATTAAGGTGTGATGTCAGCAATGATGCCGTGAGCAGCTTGGTTCTTAACTTCCAAGGTGTACTCAGCCAACAATTGTGTGCTTTCGTTGTCTCCAGTCACAGCCAACTCGTTGGTCTGGAATGGGCGCAAGTAAGCGATGGCAGCCATGTCTGGGTCAAGCACATATGCAACTTCGTCACAGGTGTTGGTAGATGTCATAAAGCGGTTAGGCACAACAGAAACTGTACCGAAATCGCTCAAATAGACATCAGCCGCACCAATGATGGTTGTAGGCGCATTGCTTGGGGCCATGAAACGCTGTGCAGCAATACCTGTGAAAGCGGAAACCAATTGCTTGTGAGCAGGGTTAACCATCAACACTTTAGGATTGCCACCAGAAGCGTAAACTTCACGGATAACAGTCTTCAGGATGTCTTCTGTGAAAGTGCGGTTAGTGCCGTTGGTACGAGCAGTAGTACCCAAGTCACCAGCAACACCAGAAGTACCGCCATCATAGTTGGAGTTCAACCATGCTTGCAGACCACCCAATTTACGAGCAGTAGAGCTATTGCCGTTAGAAGCAGTTTGGTTGCTCAACAGGGTTGTTTCCATGTCGCGCTTGATTTCGCTAGAAGCCTTAGCCAATTGATCATTTGTGTTTGCCAAGATTCGTTACTTTCTTGACCCTCTTTCGAGGCTTGTACTCTCATACAAGATCAGACTATATCTTCACCCTCATTTGAGGGGCTAGGCACTTCGAGCCACTTGGCTCTACGGGATTACTCCCTAGTCGTTGAACCTTCACCTTTTCGGGTGCTTGGCTGCTGATTGTCCAATCCTCTATCTTTTCAAACTTTCGCACTTGCCATTTCTAGCTATGCTGTAGTGTTAGAGGCTCTAAGGAGTTTCCAGCAATTCACCTAGTTTTTCAATATTCGTTACCGAATACGGGCGCTTAATGGAAAGCTAACGCCTTTTCAGACTTACGACCAGCTTTGTCAACAGACTGCAAAGTGCCAGAAATCTTGATAGTCTTCTGTGCGATCTGAGTGCGGTTGCCAACACGAGTTGTTGGAGACATGGTAGCGTCAGATGCTGTTGCACCCTCGACTGTGAAGTTGTCCAAAGTAGCAGCAGCCAAGCTGTCAGTCTGCCACTCGTGCAGAACAGCAGTAGCTTTAGTCTTGCCAATGGAAGACATAAATGGAACATCTGTTGGTGAAATCGAGTAGATAACATCCGAAAGGTCTTCACGCATACCGATAGCGGTATATGTTTGATAGGTAGCCATAATTTACTCCAAAATTTAAAAGAATCGTTCAAATGCTTTGGCAGCGTCTGAGACTTTTCCTGTCTCACGCAACCTTTGCATCGCCTGTTTGTCACTTGATGACTTAGTAGGAGGGGCAGAAGTTCCTGATCGCATCATCTTTGGAGCAGCTTGAAGTTTCTTGTTTACCTCTGGCTTGCTCTTTTGAAGTTGCTGATACTTCATCCCGTTATACAAAGTCACCACAGCACGACTGTCATATAGTTGACTGAGTTCTTGGTCAGACCACCCAACAGACTTCGCATAGTCACGGATTTGTTTCCGAACCGCATCACCCTGTGGCGTAGCCAACTCAGGAATCAAACTGGTTAGCTTCTCAGACTCTTGACGGAGATGGTTTTGCAAAGAGGCATGATGCTCAGATTGTTGCTGTTGGGCAAGTCTTTGCTGCTCATTCCTAACTACTGCTAATTGCTTCTCTCGCTGACTCTGTTCAGCAACCGCCACGGCATAGCCAATGGGGTCTGTTTCCTTTAGAACATCTAAGTTAACACCCTGATCTTGCTGCGAAAGGAAGCTATCCAACGCTTGCAACTTCTGGGCATATGCCTGTCGCTCTTGTTTTACATACTCTAAATGTTGACGTTCAGCTTCAAGAGCTTTACGTTGTTCAGCTAGAGCCTGAGACTTTTTAGTGTAATCTGCACCTTGTTGATAACCCTTAATGAGTTCGTCAAGTTCTACCTCAACTTCCTCACCACTTGCCTTGACTTTATATCTTGGCTTGGGTTCTTCTTCTTCAGAATATTCAACTTCATCAGTCTCTTGTTGGTCTTCTAGTTGACCTTCGGATTGGCCTTGTTCGGCTTCCTCAGAATCACCCATCATCCCTTCAAACGCTGAAGCGGCTTGGTTTACATCTAGGCTTTCACTCCCTTGTGGGTTGGTGTTTTCCATTTGTCATCTCAAAAATCGCTAGAAACCTTCTAGACGGAGGTGTGGCTTTTATACCACAGAATTACAAAATCTTCCACTTCTTCTCTTTGATTAAAGTTTCCGAGGCCAAGCCTTCTAGGTGTCCTGTAATCAATTCAATTGTCTTGATGTGTCTGTAAGCATCTTCACGCTTATCAGATTCTTCACCACTTGTGTTAATTATTACACTAATCTGTTGTTTTTTCAAGTTATCTATGACTTCTATGAAAAAGTCATCGCTTAACAAATTCTTAGCCCATTGAGCCTGTTGGTGTTTGTCCATATTGGCTTTGTATTCCTGCGATTACATCGTTGATTGAAAGGTTCTGTGCTGGTGCTGAAGTTGTAGGGCCACCCAAGATTCTGGTCAACTCATTAAACGTCATGTTAGATGGGTTGGTGGGAGTTGGCATTGCAGGTGCTTTGCCATAGTCAGGGCTTAGTAACTGTTCCCATTGTGTGCCACGAAGCATCTCTTTGTTGCCAAAGTCAATTGGGGCTAAAGGCGTGAACGCTGCTGTACCTGTAGGCTTAATTGGGCTTGTCCAATCGCTAGGGATAGGCACTATGGGGAAACCACTAGTGCCACCACCACCACCTACTGCATTGCCTACCCCTGCAATTGTTGCAACAAGACCAGCAGCACGAAGTGCATCAGATACGCTTAAACCTGTTTTGGCAGCAGTAGCGGCAGCAGTAGCAGCATTAGCCACAGTAGGAGCACCAAGAGTTCCACCATATGTCGGGTCAAATACTGACTCAGCACCGCCACCCATAACAGGAGACAATTCACCCCCATATGTCGGGTCAAATACTGACTCTAACAATCCCGAACCTGCGCTACTACCCATTCCTGTAGCACCTTCAGCCAACTTAGCAGCTACTGATTCAGCAGTAATACCACCTGCTGCACCTGTTAAAAGACCACTACCACCTGTCAAACTTGTAATAGTCGGTACTGACGCACCTGTCAACAAAGCATTACCAAGAGTAGTAGCACCAGTAGAACCACCAATACCACCTAAAGCTAAGTCTAATTGTGCAAGTTCTGCGGCTGTCATACCAGCAGCACCCAATCCAGTAGCACCACCTGCGGCTGCACCACCAGCACCTAAACCTAAAGACTCCAAACCACCAATACCAGCAGCCAACAAAGCCATTTGTGCAAATGGTTTAATCTTTTCAACAACATTAGAACTAGATGCGCCAGTAGTGTAGAAAATTGGCTTGCCATCAGGAGTGAAATCTACTCGATAGCCTGTGTTACCTTTGCCTTCAAAAGTACCACCAAAAGCATTGCCTGTCTGACGATCACTATAAGTAACTGGAACAGCTTGACCAGTTATCTTGTTTCCAAAGGTTTGTTCTTCTTGAGTTTGATAGATTGGAGTGCCATCTACACCCTCACCCATGTATAACTCAACTTGCTTGGTTACAGGGCCAAACTGGTTAATGTCGGTAATCCCAATGCTATCCAAGATGCGAGCCATGTCTTTGGTAGCCGCATCAACACCATAGCCACCTGTCCATTTAGAGGTAGTGCCTTGAGATTGAATCTGCTTAATGAGATTATCAATGTTTGACATGATTAACCCTTAATCTCTACGTTAGAAGTGATACCAGCACCGACCTTCATTGCTTTTAGTTGAGCCTCAACCTCAAACTCTTGTTGCTTCATAGCAAAGTAAGCCTGTTGTTTCTCACGCTCTAATTGCAACTTAGCCGCTTCTTTCTCACGAAGTAATTGCATCTCAAGACCAGCCTTTTGTTGAGCCATCTGCATATCAATCTGCATTTGCTGTTGTTGCAGTTGCATATCAGCTTGAGCCTTTTGTTGGTTAGCCTGAATCTCAGCCTGAGTCTTTTGCATCAATGCCTGAACTTCTGGAGGCATCTGAGGTTGTTGTGGAGGAGGAGGATTAGACAATTGCTGATCTTGCTCTGGTGTGATTGCTTTGTAGAACTCACCAGAATCTTTAAATCCTGCCAACTCAACCATTCGACCTAAAGTAGAACGATACTGAGCAGGGGAGACATAAGGATTAGCAGGGCCGTACTGACCAATCAATTGCTCTTGTTTGGCAAGAACCATGTTTAGCATAGCCATTTGCTCTTGTCTGTTACCAGCACCCAAACCTACGTTAATCGCTACATCGTACTGGTTAGCCCATGTACGAGGGTCAAACTCTACGAACTCACCACGCATACGCACCAAACGAGGCTTGTCTTGGTACTTGCATAAGAGATGCAAGATGCCCTTAAACAGAGACTTAACACCTGTCTCAGCAAACAAACGAGCCATCAGTTCAATCTTACCTGCGCCAGCTTGTTGCATAGAAGCAACAGCAGCAGCAGTCACGTTCTGCAAGATAGATGGGTCTAAACCCTGTGAGGCATCAGATACGCCAGTACGCTTAGATTGCATTGTGTCCAAGTACTGAAGCATTGGGAAAGCAGCAGTGGCTACGTTCTGTACAGCCAACTGAGTTACAGCACCCTGAGACTTGGCACGAATAACACCACCTGCGGTAGATGTAAGCAGATCGTCTAGGTTTACTTGACCCTCAACAGCGACTACTCGTGCATTGTTTGTCAGATAGAGGTTATCCAGAATCTGACGAGTAATCGTAGTCTTGATTAGCTGAATGTCTGTGGTTCTGTCAGCAAGTGAGTTACCAAAGAACTTGTGTGGGATTGGGATGGGGCAGATAGAGTGGAAAGGAACGTAGTCAACTTCCTCGACCATCTCTTTACCCTTGGCATCCTCAAGAATCTCGTTAGATGCGTAGAACACCTGAACGAGTGAGGCAATACCCTTACCATTTACATCAGTCTTTACATAGCACTCAAAGACCTCAATCTCTTGCATAGATGGGTCATCAGTCTGTACTTGGTAAGGTTGCTCACCAGCAGAGAAACGAGCCACACGCTCTGGAGTGTATGCAAGAGCATCACCCATTTGCAGACCTTCAACTTGCTTCTTGTTAAAGCCCATAGCCATCAATGTGCTACGAGTCAACATTTGACGATGTGCTACGAATGGGCTGTCAGCAATGGTTCTAGCCTTCTTGCTAATCAAGAACTCCTCTGGAGGCACGTTCTCGATGCGAACCCGACCGACCATCTTTTTCTGCTGCACCATTACGTTGTGAACTTGGTTAATCATTGGCTGACCCATCTGGTCAAACGCAGGATTACCCATTTGGTCTAGGATAGGGAATTCTTCTGTGTCTTGCTCGACAATCTCCATTGTGTCGTCAGACATAAGCATTGCCAACTCATCGTTAGACAAGTTGAAGTAACGCTCTTTGGTGATGTTTTCTTTGTCTTCCCAATAGGCTTTAACTACGCCATTTTTCTGCAAAAGAGCATCTTTGAACCAATCATGGAGAATGGCTACACCTTCGTTATCCCTACTAAACACCCAATTACAGTAGTCAGTAGCTTGCTTGGCAGAGGCTTCATCCCTTGGGCCTTGTGGCTCAAACACAACAATGTTATCTGAGCCTGTAAAGATACGAACTAAGGATGGCAAAGCACCATCAACCGCTTCTGCTACCTCACCTGTAACGATCTGAGACTTGCCTTCGACCTCATTCCCGTAAGGAGAACGTAGATAAGCCTCTAATGCTTGCTTACGCTGCTCGACTGTCTCGCTCTCAATAAATCCAATCGAGTCGTCAATCTCAGCTTGTAGTATCGACTTCAAGTCGTTCGTTTCCATGTTTTTCCTTTGGAGGGCGACCCATTCGGGGTTTGTCCAATTGTAATGCTTTTACCACATTTTCCAATAGTTCAATGCGATTTTCAAGTTCTTTTATCTTTGGGGCATGATTAACCCCTTGGCGTTCTACATACATCAGACAATCCATTTCGGTAGTTTGTTAATCGGCTTATCCCAAGTGCTATGACCTTCATCAATTCCGAGGGCTAAGTATCTAAAGCTATCACTTCCATGACTAGACCAATCGTGAAGTGGTCTTTCATAGAATATCTTACGCTTCTCATCGTAATCTCTGCGGTAGTTTCTCAGGCAGTTCAGCCCTGTTTCTACCTTTGGCATATTGAACCAACACCTAGGCAGCATACGCCTAACTGCTTGGATGCCATCATCTAGGCTCATCCTTGGGGCTATATTGATCTCTAGGCCAGCTTCCTCAAGCATCTCTAGTCTGCTCTTACCTGTGCCTAACTCTCTGACCCTAACGTCATGGGGCAAGATATGTTCGGCTTTTGAGTAGTCGTTGTCCTTAATCCACTTTACATAGTGGTCTAGTCCCACCCCATGATTCTCATAGTAGTCGATCAATCTGATCTCTGTACCTACTAACTGAGCTACCCAGATAGACGTAGAGTCACCCATACCCAAGTCCCAAGCTGTAAAGGTTCTGCTAAGTTCCTCCCAAGGAATCTCTTGCATATGCTTCTTGTCTTCTAACTCGTTGAGGATTTGCCCATAGTAAGAACCCTCTACGGCAGCGTCAAAGCTACATTCAAACTCTTGGCGGTACTTATCCTCACCCATCTCACTTCGAGCAGCCTTCAGTTCTGTGTCATCCACTACACCTGTCTCTGAGGCTTTGAACTCAAGTAAACCCCATCCATCTTCCTTTTCTGCTCTGTCTCGCAGTTCTTTAAAGTGGTTGTGTCCCTTTGGTGTCCCGATAAATAAGCACCACCCCTTCCTGTCAGCTAGTGCAGGGCGAATAATGTCAGTCCATATCTTTGGGTTTTGATCGCCAATCTCATCTAGGATTACTCCATCAAAGTATTGACCACGGAGTGTTTCTGGATTGTCTGAGCCAAATAACTGGATGCGTCTACCCCAGAAGTCCACCCTTAGTTCAGAGATATTGCTAGTGCCTCCTAGAGGCTCTGCATACTTCACAAGGTAGTCCCATGCCACTCGCTTGGCTTGCCCATATGTAGGGGCTATATAAGCGTATCTAGGGGCTTCCTTTTGGTTGAGGATAGCTTCCTTGATTAGATGGTTGATAGCAGAGACAGTCTTGCCCATACGTCTGTGAGCAACAACAACACCAAAACGCTTACTGTCCATCAGTTCATGGATAGCAAGTTGTTGTTCTCTGGGTTTGTAGGCTATCTCGATTACTTCTGCCATTGGACACTTATCTGAATGTCTTTACCTTCTTCTCCAGTTACCTGAAGTGGTAAGACTTTACCGATTAGTCCCATGAAAGCCTGTGGATGGCTCTCTGCTTTGTCGATTAGATATGCAACACCACCAGCACCCTCTAGTGCTTCTAAGATCATCTCTCTGATGACAGCGTTACCTTTGTCTAGGCTACCTTTAGGTCTTCCTGCGCCATCTCGTGCGCCACCTCGGTTTGAAAGGTTTGATTGTTTTTCAATCATGTTTGACTCCTCTAGGGTTGGTCAAGGTTAATTATCGAATACCAAGAGCCTCTCTCAAAACTCTCTTGATGTAGTCCTTTTGATCTAGTTTACTACCTTTTTCTACTTTTTCAACAGCATCAGTAATTAACTCAAAGTATTGCTCGCTTGTTAGTGCTTGCTCTCTTTTTGTAAGCCAGTAGTCTTTAAGACCTTTAATCCATGCTGCTGTAAAAAAGAAGCATAGTATAAATGCACCCCATTGGTCTGCCATAAATGATGAATAGAACCAGAATGGCTGGCCAAGCAAGCCAAATATCGGAGCAAACTTTCTGTGGCTTTCTCGTTTGTCTTGGAGTAACCATATTGCTATTAACTCTGTAACAGCAATAAACAACTGCACTATCATTTAAGCAAACCTTCTATGTATGTCCAATCAGGCATGATGCCTGTTTTTTGTTCTGCATATATTGTTTCAGAGGGTGAGGCTTTTCTATTAAACTCACCAAATGGGCCATAGTTTACCCATGAATTCTGACCACGAGTCTCCGATGTAACGGCTGGCAATGCCTCTGGTGAATACATCCTTGCATGAGCTTGGAAAGCGTTTTCTTCACCACCTGCGCGAAAACCAACACCATGTTTGCCATGACCAAATACATCATGGACTGCGCGAAACACATCATTAGCTGTGACATCTTTGCCACCCCATTTTTCACCAATTTTCATTAGTAATGGGTTTGCTTGTGATGCCTCCACCAAAGAACCAAAACCTTGTTCTGTTGGGAAAACAGACAATCTTTGGTTTTGAACAATATCGTTAATGGCGTTTCTTGGATTGCCATAAATATCGCCACTCTCAGGCATAAAACTAAATTTATAGCCTTTTTTCCTTAGTGCCTCATACTGTTCCATTGTTTCTTCAATCATAGCGTCATAGGCTTTTTTAACAGCCTTGTTGCTTGGATTGTTTTCCATCTTGTCATAAGCGTCTGCCAAACGCTTTGCCCTAGCTTCATCTACATTGGCATATTTCAATTGAGGGCTATAAACAAAACCTTTTTTTTGGGTTATGTCTTTGGCAATATCAACTAATCGTTGGTCAGTTCCAAATTCTTCAATACGACCACCGCCAACATCAACCTTGCTTAAAAGTCCTTCAAGCGGCTTACCAATAAATCTTGATGGCGGTAGCATTGCACTTTGGCTACCTTGCACCATACCTCGCAAAATATCAGCAGGTAAACCACCACGCTCAAGCGTTTGAGTAACCAATCTATCTACAGTTGGCCCGACTGCTTTACCAATAGCTGCTGCTGGCGCATTTAAGGCTTTAGCCATTGGTGCAATTTGCAACAAAGACCCTAAAGCAAACGCTGGCTCTGCGGCTTTTCTAATCTTTTCGTAATCAGGATTTAGAACACTAAACCCCATCTGGTCAGGAGCAGTTCCTAACAAACCCTGAACAATTGCATAAGTGCGAGGGTCTGCCAATGTGTTGACATCTCTCTGTCCTGCCAAGGCTCTAGCCCTAGCACCTTGACGCTGTATGTTTGGATTACCAAAAAATGCGCCAAGTTCAGCCATTACTTCATCCTGCCAATTTTCTTAGCAGCTTCTGCCATAGCAATCGCAATCGCTTGGTCACGGCTCTTAATAACCTTGCCACCCTTACCAGAGTGCAGAGTGCCTTCTTTGTACTCACCCATGACCTTGCCAACTTTTTTCTGACCAGCTTTTGTCATCTTCATAACTGCACCTGTTGTTTTTTTACCACTTAACCTTGTTTGCCCAAAACGCTGCACTCATCTTGCCTTTAGCGATATTTTCCGCATGACGAGCCTTAAACGCTTCGTTACGCTTCGTGCCATCAGCAGAACCTTTTACGCCTTGCTGACCAAAACGAATCAGCTTCACATCCTCACCAGACTTCGCTAAAACAGCGTGAGACTTGGTTGGATGGTCAGGAGTTCTCTTAGGCTTGTTATAGCCAGAAAACTGCTCTGAGCCTCGTTTAATCATTTCTTTTTAGCAGTCTTAGCCGCTTGCTTAAACGCATCCGCAGTTGGCGCACCCTTCGAGCCAACTTTACGCATACGCTCTGGAGTCTTGCCAGCAGCTTTTTGCGCCTCGATGCGCTTTTTCTTTGCTGCGATGTTTGCATACAAGCCCATCATTTTTTAGGCTTCTTCGCTTTATTCTTTGCAGTTCTTTCCCCACGCACAGGCATGGGTTTAGTCTTCTTCTGCATAAGTTTCTGCATCATCTCCAGAGCTTGCTGATTTGTCGTTCCCATGTTTTTCCTCGGTTATTGGCCCACCTGCAATCCATGCCTCACAAGTTCTCTTGGAAGCACACTTAAAATCAAATACTTCGCAGTAACCTAAGTCACCAGCGTCAATCACTTCCCAAGCATCCATCTCCTCGCCATTCATCTCCAAGCCTGACTCAATGCAAGCAAGCATCTTTGGTGTTTGGATAAAGGCTGAACAGTTACCACAGCGAGACTTCTTAGCCTGAACTGGTGAGTTTCTCCAAGTCTTACTGATCTCACGCCAGTAATCCATGTTGGCCTCATTGGGATTCATTGGGCCATAGTTAGCCTTGTCGATGGCCTTCTGACGATTCTCAAGATTGACCTCTACATCACCTGTAGCAACAGGACAAGCCTTGCCACTTTTCTCTTGGCTTTGTATTTCAATTTCAATCTTTACGGATGGTTCTAGCAAGCCTGTCATGGCAATCCTCATGGAGTTTGTTCATTATCCCATAAAAAAAAAGAGAGAACAAGTCTCTCTAAAACTCATGGCAACGAGTGTCTCTATCCTATCAACTTTCTCAGGGTTTCGTTTAACACAGTCAACTCTGTATGCTTATAAACCGACCAAATTCTTGCTTGCCCATGAATTCCATTATGGCTACCCTGATGGCAATCCTTACATAGCGGAATACAAAGATACTGCTGGTGCTGCTCAATGTGGTGAGCATCTGATGGCCCTGCCTGACCACAGACTCCACAAGGCATCTCTTTGACCCTTGCTAGGTGTAGTCTCTCACGGCTAGAAAGTTTGTTATTCAATCTCTACCACCAGATTCCCATTTGACTTTATGTAGTCTTTTGTTTTCTGAATGTATCTCTCAAACTCTGATCTTGAGATACTTCCCTGCTGTAGATCAGCATACTCAATCAATTCTCTGATGGCTTTTATACCTTGACCATCCAATCCCATCTTCTTTGTCTCTTGGTAACGCAAGGCGGCTTTGTGGAGGCTATCCTGTGCTGTTTGGCATACAGGTAGCACCTCTGGGCCTACCCCATTCTTTCCCATCATCTCACACAGATTTAATACATCAACCAAGGTACGCCAATCAGAGATAGTTCCAGAGCCTTTGGTCATTGCGTCTAGTGCTGAGTACTCAAGGAGTCTGAGTTTGTCCAGCTTGTCCCTGTGGGTTATCGCTGACCCGACTATTGCATGAGTTATCGGGTCTATCAGATTCCAATGCTTCCTTTTTGTTTTCTTTCTCATTGTCTCTGCCAAATATGGCATCCCATCGGTTTGCGTATTCTTGATTGCTTACCTTAAAAGGTCTTGGAGAACTACCCTTGCTCATGATTTGCCGTCATTGAGTTATAAATTGTTTGTAGTTCAGCAATCCAATCAACCAAAGCGTCTAGTTGAACAACCCTGTGTTCCATTAAAAATTCTTTCTTAATTAACACTTGGCCTTCGCCTTCCTCATAATTCCAAACTAATTCAATCATTTTTTCATACCCCTTACATAAGCAGCAAAACTCTGTGCCGTATCACCAAAAGACTTCATTAAGCTAAATTCATGGGCAACCTCATCTAGCGTTTTATTGCGTACTGGACAGTTCCTTCCTTGGGTGCAGTCATAAGTGCAACAGTCCATGCCACTAGATTTGTTTGCTCTCAATATCTGCTTTCCAAGATTGCTGTTTTGTTCAACCATGTTAAAAGCCTCGTCTTCCTCTGGAGTCCATTCAGTCATGTTTTCACCTGTAAAGATTTAGGTACATAAATGCAAGCCTTGTCCTTGGAGTTCTTGACATTTACTGGATTAGGTAAAGAGAACCTTTTGCAATTTAGACACTTTGCATCAGGCTCTTTAGGCTTGCAACCAAGCAACATTAGATTGCTCTCATGTCGTGGTCAACAGTTTTAGCGTGATCTGCCTCGTCTAAGATGTGCTTAGAAAGACGCATAGAGCCTTCGATCTCTAAATCACGATACTGTTCAGCAGTAAAGATACCCATCAAAGAAATCTTTTCGTAGATCACATCTTCAATGTTCTCGTTATAAATGCCTTCTTCGTCTTGCTCGTATTCCATGACCACAGTAACGATTACAGAGCCTTCGCCAATGGTTGTGTCAAATTCGTATTTCATTCTTAATCCTTAAAAGTACCCTTGCGAATTGCTTGGGCTGTCTGTGATTGTATAGATT